ATCAACAACAAGTAATTCTTATGCTACAGTTGCTATTGGGCATCAAGCCTTAAAAAATGTAACTGGTGGTGATAGAAACGTTGCAATAGGTTATTCTGCTTTATCAAATAATTTAACTGGTGGAACTACAGTAGCTATAGGTGTTGAATGTGGTAAAGGACTTACCGCAAGTAGTAATAATGTATTTTTAGGATATCAAGCAGCAGAAAATACTAATGCATCAAATTCTGTCATTATAGGAACACAAGCTATGGATACTGGTGCAGCTTCAAATATGAACTACGCAGTTATAATAGGTTATCAAGCTGGAAGATCAGCAACATCACAAAGAGCTTTCGCTATAGGTGCGCAAGCAGCTTATTCACAAACTACCGCTGGTAATAGTGTTACAATAGGAACTTATGCTGGTTATAACAATACAAGTAGTGGTGATAGAACTATAGTTGGTTATGCTTCTGCACAATATAATACTGGAGCTGGTAATACATCTTTTGGAACAAACGCATTACAAGGACCAGCATCTTCATCTGGAATTACTGGTGGTTATAATACTGCTATAGGTAGGAAATCACTTGAAGAAATAACTACTGGGTTTTTTAATACTGCTGTAGGTAACGAAGCATTGGCAGATGTAACTACTGGTTATTTTAATGTTGCTATAGGTAGCCAAGCTGGTGAGGGTTTTATAAATGGGTTTTATAATACTTTCGTAGGTACAGATGCAGGTAATACTAAAACTTCTGGTAATAATTGTGTTATGTTAGGTTATAACGCGCAACCATCAACTGCAACAGTTGCTAATGAAATAACATTAGGTGATGGATCAATAAATGCTTTAAGGTGTGCAGTTACAACAATAACATCTTTATCAGATAAAAGAGATAAAACAAAAATAGAAGATTCTAATTATGGTTTAAATGTAATAGATAAACTAAAACCAGTTACTTTTGATTGGAACACAAGAGATGGTGAGAAAGTAGGTGTTAAAGATTTAGGTTTTATAGCACAAGATTTACAAGAAGTAGATGATGAAAATTTAAAATTGGTATATGATGTAAACCCAGAAAAATTAGAAGCATCTTATGGTAGATTAATACCGGTTTTAGTTAAAGCAATACAAGAATTAAAAGCAGAAATAGAAATATTAAAATCTTAAATATGAAACGTAATACAGTAACAGAAGAAAAAGGGTTTAATGAAAGTGATATATTGAATATACAAACACAATTACCAGAACAGTTACAAGAAATTTCTGTAGCACCTTTTGAAGAATTTGAATATTTAGAAATTCAAGGACATTTTTTATTTGTTTTAGCAAATGATTTTTATAAAGATGAATTAACAGCTGAGCAAATAACTGAAATGGAAAGTTATCTACCTGAAAATTATCAGGAAATATTCTACACGGACTAGTTATATAAGCTACTAATCTGTAGCTTTATAAAATTACGCGTAATTATATAATAAAATCTAATTTAATGAATCAAATAGTAAAAGAATTTCACTTCGGAACTGAGGGGAAAGAAAAACTGTTTAAAGGTATTGACACTTTAGCAGGAGCAGTAGCTTCTACATTAGGAGCAGGTGGAGAAACGGTAATCTTTGAAGATAATGCTGGAGTACCTGTAATAACAAAAGACGGTGTAACTGTAGCTAACCTGTGCATCATGGAAGATCCTGTAGAAAATATGGGTGCGTCTATGGTTAAACAAGCGGCACAAAGAACAGTGCAAGACGCAGGAGACGGCACGACTACCGCTACGGTATTAACGCATTCTTTATTACACGCCTTAGTTGATAACAAAGACATAAACAAAAGAGAAGTAGCTGAAGCTATTAACACAGTAGTAGATAAGGTTACTAAGTATTTAGATAAGATAAGCAAAGTGGTTGATAATTCAATGATTGAAGAGGTCGCTACTATATCTACTAATAACGATATTGAGCTAGGTAAGTTAATTGCCGACGCTTATAGGGCAGTTGATTTGACTGGTATAGTTATGATGGAAACATCAAAAACTGGTGAAACAGCTTTAGAGGTTGTTGAGGGAGTTCAGTATGACAAGGGATTTATCAATAACCATTTTGTAAACAATCAAACAAACAATTCTTGCGAACAAGAAAACCCTTTAATACTTCTGATCGATTCTCAAGTAGATACAGTAAGACAAATACAAACTGTACTCGAACACGTTATAAAAAACAAAAGATCATTCCTAATCATAGGGGACGTCGACCCGAAAGTGGCAGCGACTTTAGCTATGAACAAGAATAAAGGAAATATTGATATTAACATTGTTCCGGCACCTACACATGGTGTAAATAGAAAAGAGATGTTTGATGATTTAGCTTTATTAACAGGAGCAACAGTTATAAGTGAGAACTTAGGAGATGATTTAGATTTAATTGATCTTGATCACTTAGGAACTTGTACGAAAGCTACATCTACATTTGCGGACACAGTTATTCAGATTAATAACGATGCTGCCGGGAGAGTTGCAGAAATTGTAGCTAATCTAAAAGAAAAGCTAAGTAGCGAAACAAATCCCAACAGGGTAATTAAGATTGAAAAAAGATTAGCTATGCTATCAGCTAAGGTTGCAATAGTGCAAGTTGGTGGTAATTCAGATATAGAATTAAAAGAAAAAAGAGATCGTGTAGAAGATGCAATATGTGCAACTAAAGCAGCGATTAAAGAAGGTGTTGTTGCGGGTGGAGGTGTTGCATTAGCTCAGGCCGCTGCAAAGATTAAAACTAAAACACAAGCCGAAAGAATTGTTATGGAGGCACTTATTGCCCCTTACAAAGTTATATTACAGAACGCAGGGCTATTAGTTGATATTGTTGATCGTAAGGATTGGGGTATCGATGCAAGAACCGGTAAAGCGGTAAATATGTTTAAAGCAGGTATCATTGATCCTGTGCTTGTTACAAAGTCAGCATTAAGGAATGCAGCGTCCGTAGCCTCAACTATATTGTCTACTAACTGCATAATGTCTAATCTAAGAGCGTAATATGAAAGCAATAGGATATAACATATTAATCAATAAAGAAAAAGAAGGTATCAAGGCTACCAAAGGCGGTTTGTTACTTTCAGAAAGTCAAAGACAAGATATAAGATACGTTAAAGCAAGGATACAATCAGTTGGTGATCTTTGTGCAGGGTTAGATGCAGGAGATGAAGTTTATTACGATAGGCACGCAGGTCATAGAATAGAAGTTGACGGAGATGATTATCAAGTTATTAAGATGCAAGATGTAGTGTTTGTTTTATGAGAAAATTAACCGGGCAAGATTTAAGAGAGTTAGGTTTATTAAAACATTACAGAGTCGTACGCAGATGGGCTTGCAAAAATAATGACCTTACAAGTTCAGATATTGAACTACTTATTTATTTTGACTGCATAGGTGAGTTTAAACGAACCGATTTTGAAGAAGGTGTATTAACATACAGTTGGGACAATCGCAGATGGAATAAGCTGGTTAAAAATGGTTGGGTAAAAATATGGCGTAAAGCAAATAACGGAGATAAAAAATATAGTCTATATAAGATTAGCCATAAAGCAAATTGTTTGATACAACAGATGTATCGTATAATGCTTGGCGAAGAAGACATTCCAATGTCTGTTAGACGTAACAAAGTAATGAAAAGAGAATCATACTCTGACAAATTAGATGCCAGAGCTATGAAATTAGTAAACAAAGACAAAACAAGATAAATTATGAGTTGGGCAATGGCAGCCGGAGCAGGCATAGCTGGGAGATTAGCTAAAAAATCACAAACAGGGTATCAGAACTCAACCAACAACAATGCTGTTGGACCGGCAATTCCTCAGAGAATGCAAGATTTTATGGGTGTGGGGATGCAGCGTCTTAATGATAAGATAATGGCAGATCGTCAAACCCAAGCTCAACGAGCAGCCGCTAATGCGGGGAACGCTTCAGGTAATAGTATTGCAGGAGCAGTAGCAGGAGTCGGGGGAGTAGGTATAATGGGTAACACGAATAGAGGTTATGCACGATCTACAGGAGGTAATCAATACATGCCAGGTATGGAACAAAGAAGAGCTATTGGTGTTGGAATGAATGGATCAAGAGGTTTTAGAAGAAGATCAGAAGTTCAACCGACCCCTGAAAAAGTATATGAAACACAAGAATTTGCGGGAAGTGATTTTCAAAGTCAAACAGGATACGCTACCCCACCTCCGCCGGGGTTTGAGCATAATATGACACCGGCTCATGCAGCCCAGAGAGCAATGGGCATAGCGAGAGGATGGGATAGAGAAAAAGCTGCTGCGCAAGGAGTAATTATATAATAATAAAAAAAATAGATATGAAAAACGGAAACACAGGAGCATCAGCACTATGGGGCGGACCATTAAGTATGGAAGGTAGACCAACAGCTAAAGGTAATTCACGTAATCACATGGAAATTAGCAAAGCTCATTGCGGCTGCGGTATGGAACCAGGCAAACCTATTACCGAGTGTGCTAAAGGAGATTATTAATGAAGTTAACCAATAACTTTAATAAATCAGAATTTGAATGTAAATGCGGTTGTAAAATGCCTGATGACGTACTTTTAGAAGTAACTAAGTTAGCTAGCCAATTACAACATATTAGGGATTTTGTAAGAAAACCTATTAGATTAACAAACGCATACAGATGTCCTGAGCATAATAAAGAGGTTGGCGGAGTTTCAAACTCTCAGCATATTTTAGGTAAAGCTGCTGATATTCAAATAAACGATTTAGATCCATCTGAGGTTTATAAAACTATAGATAATCTAACGGAGCACGGACACATATTACAAGGAGGTCTTGGCAAGTATAATACATTTACTCATTACGATATAAGAAAAACTAGAGTCCGTTGGAATAAAACATTAAAATAATGGCGACAAAAAAATTTAAAGTACATAAAATGTACAAAGGTAAAGTTACAAAAATAGCTAAAACTATGGCTCAACATAATGCTTTAAAAAAGCAGGGCTATACCCACACTAAACCTAAAAAGAAAAAGTAATGGCGGTTAAGAAAAAAGCAGCGCCTAAAAAAAGAGGTAAGGCGCCCTCACGTAAAAAATCTAAAGGAAATTACGCAAAAGTAAAAAAGGGAAAGGGTACAGGTAAGAAAGCTGGTGGAGGAATGACTGCTAAAGGTGTTGCTAAATACCGAAAGGATAATCCTGGTAGTAAATTAAAAACTGCCGTGACTACACCTCCTTCAAAACTTAAGAAAGGCAGTAAGGCTGCTAAAAGACGTAAATCATTTTGCGCAAGATCCAAAGGCTGGAAGTCAGAAAGAGGATTGGCTGCGCGAAGAAAATGGAATTGTTAGAATGGGAAGTAAAAAGAAAACAAATAAAGACGCTTGTTATTACAAAATAAAGGGTAGCTATAAGGTATTTCCTTCTGCTTACGCAAGTGGAGCTATTGCAAAGTGTCGTAAGAAAAGAAGCAAGAAGTAATGGCTGTTCGTAAAACAAAAAAAGGTGCTTCATTAAAAAGATGGTTTAAAGAAAAATGGACTGACGAAAAAGGTAATGTTTGCGGTTCTACTAAAAACAAAAAAACCAAAAAGTGCAGACCTTCTAAAAGAGTGAGTTCAAAAACTCCAAAAACCTGGAAAGAAATGTCTCCAGCTGAAAAGAAAAAAGCTGTAGCGGAAAAGAAAAGAACAGGCATGGGTAAAAGAACTTCCTCTCTAAAAAGAAAAAAGAAATGAGTAAGAATCCAAATGCTAAAAAAAACGGCGGTGAAGGAACTGCTGTAGGAAAAGCATTAAGGTTCTTAGCTGCTCAAGGAAAAAAGTTTGCGCCAGAACTGCTGGACATGGCAGGATCATTAACCGGTGTTGAAGCATTAAGTAAATTAGGAGATGCAATTAAAGGCGATCCTGAATTATCTGAATTAGATAAAAGAATATTGCTAGCTGAGCTAGAGATAGATGCAGTAAGAGAGCAAGAGATAACTAAACGCTGGGAAGCTGATTTGCATTCAGACAGCTGGTTATCAAAAAATGTACGACCATTAACATTATCATTCCTATTAGTAAGTATGTTTCTGTTCGTTATATTAGATAGCACATCATCAATACCATTTAACATAGATCCAGAATGGATAGACCTCCTTAAAGCACTTATGATAACCGCTGTTGGTGGTTACTTTGTTGTGAGGTCAGGAGAAAAAATAACAAACAAATTAAAAAAATAATTATGGCATACAAGCAGGCACGTGGAGTTTTAGAGGATCCCGTAAAAACAAGAGTGGCAGGTAATGAAAATGAAAAACCTAAGTCACAAGTAAATGAAACAGTAGAATCAGTTGACAGAGAAGGTACTAATCAACGTTTAACAGAAGTGTCTATGGAAAAAAGAGCGAAAGGCTCAGGAGCATCATATAATAAGGTAGTAGATGCTACTAGGTCTACTAAAGGAGCTATTAGAGGTAATAAACCTTTCAGATACAAAAGTGACAATAAAATATACAATTACGTGCCAGGAGAACAAAACGATAACCCTAAAACAGGATACAGATTATAAACTAAAAATTAACAAATAAAAAAACAATTATGGCTTATATGCAACCGTCTGAACACCCAGACAAAAACAGAAAAAAAACAGATAAAAAACCGCCTTTAACTAACAACACCAAAAGTTTTACGGAAACAGTAAAGAAAGGGTATAACGAAGGAAGTAAAGGCTCTATGGTGGGCAAATACAGCCGAGGAGGACAAAACACTGACCTATTAGGAGGAATTGTGGGAGCAGGACGCGCCGCAGTTAATTACTTCAAAGACTAAACAATAAATTATTAACAATTAAATTAAATTAAATTATGGCAAAAGCTAAAAAGATTACAAAGAAAGAATTAACTGAAATTAATGAGCAACAACACTCAATGAGCCAATTACTTATTGCGATTGGCGCTTTAGAAGCGCAAAAAAGTTCGGCTATATTACAGTTAAGACAATTAGAACAGGCCTTAGAGGCTAGTAAACTTAAAATTGAAGAGACTTATGGTCCGGTCAATATAGATCTCAAAACAGGTGAATATACTGTTATTGAGAAAAAGCCCGAACTGGAGACTGTGTAATAATGAATATTATAAGGAAAATAAGTATCGGGGCTGACTATAAGAACGAAGCAATGCATTATTCTGTAAATCAGAAAGTTTACGGCGGCCACGAAATTTCTCATATAATCTTTGAAGAAACCGATAAGTCTTATAATATATTCATAACAAAAAACAACGAGAGTATGCCATGGAAGAAGTTTAATTCTAACATGGCTATCTCCGTTGAGTATGACTTAGAGTACTAATGAGAAGCATATACGATTTTATCGTAGAGCCTTTCGGCGAAAGATATGATAACACAGTAAAGGTTGGCGAAGTGGACCTTATAACAAACACTTCTATAGAAAGTTGGAAACACGTAAACAAGTATGCAAGAGTCCTAGAGACTCCAGTTGGCATTCACACACCTATAAAAAAAGGTGATACTATAGTCGTGCATCAGAACGTGTTTCGCACTTTTTATGATATGAAGGGAAAAAAGAAGAACTCACGTTCATTCTTGGAAGATAATAAGTTTTTATGTGCGGTAGATCAAATATATTTATACAAAACGCACGGACCTTGGAAAGCATTAGGCGATAGATGTTTTGTAGCTCCAATTGTCAATACAGACGATTTTAGCTTAGATAAAACAGAAGCCCTTGTTGGAATACTCAAAATAGATAATAGCTCCTTAAACGAGCTTAAAATGGGTACAGGTGATATAGTAGGATTTACACCAAACAGCGAATGGGAATTTGTTGTTGATAATCAGCTAATGTATTGCATGAGGACAAAAGATATTGTAATTAAATATGAACACAAACAAAACCAAAAAGAGTATAATAGAAGCTGGGCGAGCGGCCGTTGAAGAACTAATTAAGGTAGCAAAAGAAAAGATCGTAGACTCTGGAGAAGACATTACTGCAGACAGACTTAAGAATGCTGCCGCTACAAAAAAGCTAGCAATCTTTGATGCATTTGAAATTCTGTCAAGAATTGATGAAGAAGAGAACTTATTAGAACTAGAAGCTAAAGGACCAAGCAAAAAGCAATTTAAAGGTTTTGCAGAAGGGAGATCTAAGTAATGGCATACGAACAAACACTATATAGAGTAGTCAAAGATCATATCAAGCCTGCTATTATAAAGAAAAAAAACCGCTATGCTAAATGGAGTTATGGTTACAACGCAGATTATGATGTTGTTGTAATTAGCAAAACAGGCAAAATTGGGGAAATATACGAAATTGGGGATGTAATGATTGCGTTACCTAAAGTAGATAATCCCGTAGCTTTAAGCGACAACAAGTGGCAAGCTATTGAATATCCTAAAGAATTAAAAAAAATTAAGAGTGTACAGGAATGGAACTCTTATCCTAATACTTTTAAAGAGCAATGGCATCCATATATAGATGAAGAGTTTAACAGACGTGAAGAGGGGTTTTGGTTTATCAATAAAGGTAGGCCTACTTACATTACTGGTACTCATTACATGTACCTGCAGTGGAGTAAGATCGATGTTGGTCTTCCCAACTTTAGAGAATCAAACCGATTATTCTATATATTTTGGGAGGCTTGCAAGGCAGATAAAAGATCGTACGGTATATGTTACCTTAAAAATAGACGTTCTGGATTTTCATTCATGTCGTCGGGAGAAACAGTTAATTCGGCTACGATATCTTCAGACTCTAGATTCGGTATATTATCTAAATCAGGGGCTGATGCCAAAAAAATGTTTACAGATAAAGTTGTTCCCATATCGGTAAATTATCCGTTTTTCTTTAAGCCAATACAAGATGGTATGGATCGTCCAAAAACGGAGCTAGCATATCGAGTACCTGCTTCTAAATTTACTAGGCGAAAATTAGAAGATAATCAAATGGTTCAAGAACTAGATGGATTAGATACAACTATTGACTGGAAAAACACGGGTGATAATAGTTACGATGGTGAAAAATTAAAATTACTAGTACACGATGAATCCGGTAAGTGGGAAAAACCGTCTAACATACTTAATAACTGGAGAGTTACTAAGACATGCCTGCGGCTAGGTAGTAGAATTGTAGGTAAGTGTATGATGGGATCAACTTCAAACGCTTTAGATAAAGGTGGAGCAAACTTTAAAAAGATATACGAGGGGTCGGATGCGTCAAAAAGAAATAAAAATGGTCAGACTAAAACAGGTCTATACAAATTGTTTATTCCTATGGAATGGAATTACGAGGGTTTTATTGATCAGTATGGCTATCCTGTGTTTGATACTCCAACGAAAGAAACGTTAGATCCTCAAGGTAATTTAATTACAGAAGGTGTTATACAACACTGGGAAAATGAGGTTGAAGGATTAAAAGACGACGCGGACGCTTTAAACGAATATTACAGACAATTTCCCCGTACAGAACAACACGCTTTTAGAGATGAAGCTAAACAATCTATTTTTAATTTAACAAAAATATATCAGCAAATTGATTTTAACGAAGAGTTAAACAATAAGCAAATGGTGACCACTGGAAGTTTTCAATGGGAAGGCGGGATCAAAGACACAAAAGTTATATTCTATCCAAATAAAAACGGTAGATTTAAAATATCTTGGATACCAGAACAATCACTTCAAAATAACATAATATTAAAACGTGGCAATAAATATCCTGGAAATGAACATATAGGTGCTTTTGGCTGTGATAGTTACGACATTAGCGGTACTGTAGGTGGAGGAGGAAGTAACGGAGCATTAGCTGGATTGACTAAATTTTCAATGAGTGATGCGCCACCGAACCATTTCTTTCTTGAATATATCGCAAGACCTTCAACGGCAGAGATGTTTTTTGAAGATGTATTAATGGCTATTGTATTTTACGGTATGCCAATATTATGTGAAAATAACAAACCTAGATTGCTTTATTATTTAAAGCGTCGTGGCTATAGGGGCTATTCTATGAATAGACCTGACAAAAATATAAATAAGTTATCTGTATCTGAAAGAGAAGTTGGAGGCATACCTAATTCAAGTGAAGACGTAAAGCAAGCGCACGCAGCTGCAATTGAAACTTATATAGAAGATTTTGTAGGCGAGAAAGAAGACGGATATGGGGACATGTATTTTCAGCGTACACTAGAAGACTGGGCTAAGTTTGATATAAATAATAGAACAAAGTTTGATGCATCTATTAGTACAGGCTTAGCGCTTATGGCTTGCAATAAACATAGGTATAGGCCAACAAACGAAACAAAAAGAAAGTCTTTTGACTTAGGATTTAAAAAATACAATAACAAGGGGAATTTTTCCAAAATAATTAAGTAGATGAAAATAAGCACAAGCTATAATAGTTCGTTTCCGGATCAGGTGGTACCAGATGAAGAAAAAGCAACTGTTGAATATGGTTTAAAAGTTTCTAGAGCTATTGAGCAAGAATGGTTTTCATTCGGAGGTAGCACTTCAAATAGATTTAATTTAAACTACAAAACTTTTAACACGCTAAGATTATATGCCCGGGGCGAGCAGCCTATGGATAAGTATAAAAATGAATTAGCGGTTAATGGTGATTTGTCTTATATGAATATAGACTGGACTCCAGTTCCAGTATTAACTAAATTCTCTAATATTGTTTGCAACGGTATATCACAAAAAGAATTTGACCTTAATGCTTACGCTCAGGATCCCGAATCTATAGCTAAAAGAACAAGACAACAGGAAGCTATATTATACGACATGACAATGCAGCAAGATATTGCTGTAGCGGCTCAAGTGTTTGGCAAAGATATATCTAAGTCAGGTATGGACGATCAGCAATTGCCTGATACTCCCGAAGAGCTAGAGTTATTTATGCAGTTAAAACCTAAAATGGCTATTGAAATAGCTGAAGAGGAGGCTATAAATACTGTTTTGGATCAAAACAAATTTGAAAATATAAAAGAAAGAGTTGATCAAGATCTTGTTAATATAGGTATTGGTATAACTAAAACATCATTTAATAAATCAGAAGGTTTAGTAGTTGACTATGTAGATCCCGCAAAATGCGTTTGGTCATACACAGAAGACCCTTACTTTAGTGACTTATATTATTTTGGCGAAGTAAAACAAATAACACTATCGGAACTTAAAAAAGAGTTTCCTAATATAAGCGATAGCGATTTAGAAAAAATACAATCGAGCCCAATTAACGGATCTAACGTTACAGGGTTTATGAATAATGATAGAGATACGGTTCAAGTATTATATTTTGAATATAAAACTTTTATGAATCAAGTATTTAAAATTAAAAGAACAGATACAGGTTTAGAAAAAGCTATTGAAAAAACGGATGAATTTAATCCTCCACCAAACGATAACTTCGAAAGAGTATCAAGAACGATAGAGGTATTATACCAGGGAGCTAAAATAATGAACACCGATATAATGCTTAGATGGGAGTTAGCTGAAAACATGACTCGCCCTATGGCAGATACAACCAAAGTTGTAATGAGTTACGCAGCAGCAGCACCTAGAATGTATAAAGGTAAAATACAATCACTTATAAGTAAGTGTATAGGCTTTGCCGATATCATCAACTTAACAAACTTAAAGTTACAACAAGTATTATCTAAGATGGTACCGGATGGCGTGTACTTAGACGTAGATGGTTTAGCAGAAGTTGATTTAGGTAACGGCACAACATACAATCCAGCAGAAGCACTTAATATGTACTTCCAAACAGGTTCGGTTGTAGGTAGATCACTTACACAAGAAGGTGACATGAATAGAGGTAAAATACCTATTCAGGAATTACAGACTGGGAGCGGATCAAGTAAAATACAATCTTTAATTGCAGCATACAATTATAACTTGCAAATGATTAGAGATGTAACAGGGCTCAACGAAGCTCGTGATGGTAGTCAGCCAGATGCTAATGCTTTAGTAGGATTACAAAAGATAGCGGCCAACGCATCTAATACTGCTACAAACCATATATTAAAAGCGTCTTTATTTTTAACGTTAAGAACTGCAGAGATAATTTCTTTAAAGTTAACGGATGTAATAGCTAACCCATTAACTGAAAATTCTCTTAAGAATTCGATATCAGCATTAAACGTTAATACGTTGAGAGAGTTAGCGAATTCAAATTTATATGATTTTGGTATAATGTTAGAATTAGAACCTGACGATGAAGAAAAGGCAGAGCTAACAAATAATATTAACACCTCGCTGCAGCAAGGCGGTATAGATATTGAAGATGCTATTGATATTAGAAATATCAAGAATATACAGTTAGCTAATCAAATGCTAAAATTAAAGCGTCAGAAAAAACAACAAGCTGCACAACAGGCTCAAGCACAACAAGCGCAAGCACAAGCACAAGCAAATGCCCAAGCGCAGGAACAGATTGCAATGCAAGAAGTTCAAAAGCAACAAGCGTTAACAGCTGAGAAAATAGCAATAGAAAAAGCTAAAGCTGATTTCGAAATACAAAGAATGCAAATGGAGGCTCAGATGAAAGAAATGCTTATGGCAAAAGAATTTGAGTACAACATGCAATTAGCACAAGGTAAAGGAGCCGCTGAAGATCAAAAGCAAGCTCAGGCCGAAGACAGAAAAGATCAGAGGACAAAAATACAAGCTACTCAACAAAGCAAAATGATTAAACAAAGAGAAACAGGTGGTGAACCTCAAAACTTTGAATCACAAGGCAATGACAATATGAGTGGGTTTGGTTTAAGCTCATTTGATGTTGACTAGAATTATTTAAACAATTATATATTATTTTATGGAAAAAACAGAAGGAACTTTTAAGATCCAAAGTAAAAAAAAGCCAGAGGTCATACAGACAGACGACCAAAAGCGAGCGGCTATTAAAGAGCCGTTGATTGACACTAGTACAGATATACCTAAGGTCACGCTAAAGAAAAAAAGCACAGAACCGGATATAGCCAAAGTGGTTATACCATCAGAACCTGCAGAGGTTGTTGAGGAAGGTGCAGAGGAAACTCCTACATTGAAAGAAATTGTCAAAGAAGAAGTTGTTGCAGAACAGCCATTAATTGAGGCTGCTCCCGTACAACCAGTTTTACCGGAAAACATTGAGAAGTTAGTTAGCTTCATGAATGATACAGGGGGTGATATACAGGATTACGTAAGATTAAATACTAATTACGACGATGTTGATAAAAGCGTCCTCGTAAAAGAATACTATAAAAGCACTAAGCCTCATCTTAGTTCCGAAGAGATCGATTTTGTTATCAATGATAACTTTGCGTTCGATGAAGACATAGACGAGGATAAAAGCATACGCAAGAAAAAGATTGCGTATAAAGAAGAAGTTGCAAAAGCTAAAAAGTTTTTACAAGAGACTAAGAACAAATACTATGATGACATCAAGTTGAAGTCTAACGGTAGTTCTAATCAAACCGAAGCAGAAAGTTTTTTCAATAGATTCAAGGAGAATGAGGCGCAAGCCACTAAGAACCAAGAAATATTTAGAGCAAACACAAACAAATTATTTTCACAGGAATTCGAAGGTTTCGATTTTAATGTAGGAGATAAGACGTTTAGAATGAGTGTTCCAAATGTGGAGAAGGTGTCCGAAAGACAGCAGGATATAAGCAATTTTATCAATAAGTTTACTGGTGATAGCGGAGTTCTGGAAGATACAGCAGGTTATCACAAAGCTTTATATGCAGCAAGCAACCCTGACAAAATGGCAAACCATTTTTATGAGCAAGGTAAAGCTGATGCAATTAGAGAGATAACTAATAAGTCAAATAACGTATCGACTGAAGCCCGTCAGGCTGCTCCGAAGGGAGATGTCAAGCTGGGTAAATGGACAATAAAAGGTGTAAGCGATGGAAATTCTTCAAAATTAAAAATTAAGAAATTTTAAAATAATTAAAAAATGGCAATAACACCAGAATTTGGGAGTTTAATCCCAACACAAACTACGCAAGCACTTGCGACAAACTATTTACAATGGAACGATAACGGCGGAGCCGCTGGAATTCCTGATAATTTTGCTGACTTTGCTCAGCAGTACTTACCAGAAGTATACGAAGCTGAAGTAGAACGTTATGGAAACAGAACGTTAAACGGATTCTTACGTATGGTAGGAGCAGAAATGCCAATGTCTTCCGATCAAGTTATTTGGTCTGAACAAAACAGATTGCATATTTCTTATGACGGAGTAGAACAAACATCTACTGGTACTACTTCAGTTATTGAGGTTAACCCAGCAGCTACTGCGGGGGTACAAAATGTAATTTCGGTAAACGATACAGTAGTAGTTTTAGATCCGGCAGGATTAGAGGCTAAAGGTATCGTAACTGCATCTACACTTGGAGCTGCAGGTACAATTACTGTTCAGCCTTTTGCTGGTACTTCTTTGACAACTCAAGGATTTGCTGCTACTGGATTGAAAGTATTTGTTTACGGATCTGATTACTCTAAAGGAACTAGCTTAGAAGCTGGTGGACCTGGAAACTCAGCTGCACGTAATTCTATTAACCCAGTAATGACTCAGTACGTTAACTCACCAATCATTATTAGAGATCAGTTCGTTGTATCTGGTTCTGATACTGCACAAATCGGATGGGTAAATGTTGCAACTGAAGATGGGACTGATGGATACTTATGGTATTTGAAAGCTGCATCTGAAACTAAATTACGTTTCGACGATTATTTAGAAATGGCAATGGTAGAAGGAGAACTTAATCAAGTAGCTGCTACACAATTAACTCAGCCAGGAACTCAAGGTTTATTTGCAGCTATTGCTGACAGAGGGAACATTGAAACTGGATTTACTGCAGCGAATGGTTTGGCTGAATTTGATAACATTCTTAAGAACCTTGATAGTCAGGGAGCAATTGAAGAAAACATGTTATTTAACAACAGACAAACTTCTCTTGACTTTGACGACATGCTAGCAGGTTTATCTGCTGGAGCAAACGGAGGTGTTGCTTATGGTTTATTTGAAAACTCTTCAGATATGGCATTAAACTTAGGATTCACTGGTTTCCGTAGAGGTTCTTACGATTTCTATAAGACTGATTGGAAATACTTAAATGACGCATCCACTCGTGGAGCTATTGACGGAGTATCTTCTATTGAAGGCGTTATGGTGCCAGCTGGAACTTCAACTGTTTACGATCAAGTTTTAGGAACTAACATTCGTCGTCCATTTTTGCACGTACGATACAGAGCTTCTCAAACTGATGACCGAAGAATGAAGCAATGGGTAACTGGATCAGTAGGTGGAGGAACAGGCTCTACTCTTGATGCAATGGAAATTAACTTCTTATCAGAGAGATGTTTAATTACTCAAGGAGCTAATAACTTCGTATTATTCAAAGGAATCTAAGGATTTCAATAATAAAGGCGAGGGTCTTCGGATCCTCCCTTTTATTTTAACTATTTAATTATATTATATTATGGCAAATAAAAAACCAGCGGCTAAAAAGAAAGCAGCTAAAGCGGAACCTATTGCAGAAATAGCTCCAACACAAGTAGAAACAGTAGAA